TCTTCGACGACGCCGGCCAAATTCTTGCCACCGGATTCGAGGATGCAATTCTATCTGGTCAAAAACTCAGCGACACGCTGCGCGCAATCGGCCAAGACCTAGTGCGGCTAGTCTTCAGCAACATGATAACGCAGCCGCTCGCGAAGGGAATCGGAACCTTCCTTTCTGGCATGCGCGCCGAGGGCGGACCCGTGAACGCAGGCGGCGCTTACATGGTCGGAGAAAAAGGACCGGAGCTTTTCGTGCCGCACGCATCGGGCAGCATCGTGCCAAATAACAAGATGAGCGGAGGCGGATCCGGCAGCGGAGGCGTCACGGTCAACTACAACATCGCGGCCGGCGTCTCGCGCGCCGAACTCGTGCCGATTCTCGACCAGGAGCGGCGTCGGCTAAAGGCCGAGATCCCCGATATGGTTCGCCGCGGCGGTGGATATCGCGCAGCATTTGCCTGATCCTCATGGCTATTTCATATCCACTCACTCCGCCGAGTCCGTTCAACCTCTCGCAACTTTCGTTGACGGGCGTCTCGGCGACCTCGCGCAACACGTCGCCGTTTACGCTCCAGACCCAGCAATACAACTGGCCAGGCCAAGCCTGGCTCGGATCGGTCGATTGCCCGCCGATGAAGCGCGCGGACGCCGAGGAGATCATTTCCTTTCTGCTGAAGGCGCAACGTGGCACGTTTTACTTTCAAGACTACGCCAACCCGACGAACCGAGGCGGCGTCACTGGGACACTCACCGTTTCCAGCGCGACCGCGAACGGGACAACGCTTGGCATCAGCGGCGCGAGTGGGCAATTTGCCGTCGGCGACTGGCTGCAAATCTCGACCTCGCTTTACAAGGTCGTCCAATCCAACTCGTCGTCGAGCGTGGACGTTTTCCCGGCGCTGCGCAAAAGCTACGCGGGCGGCACATCTATCGTTTACGGCAAGCCCAACGACGCAGCTCGCGCACAGGGCGTCTTCCGCCTGGCATCGCCGAGCACCGAGTGGTCAATCGGTGAGGCGAGCATTTACGGCGTCGGCTTTGCCATCATCGAGGACGTCGAGTCATGAGCATCACCACCGCAGGCCGGTCGCTCTCGGCCAACATGGTCACGGAGGTCAGCGCGTCGCAGCTCTCGCCGATCTTGCTCGCTTCGTTTTCGTTCTCGACGCCGGTCAGGCTTTGGAGCGGCTACGGTACGATCACGGTCGGCAGCGTGACCTACCAGGGCATTGGCACGCTCGGCACAATCTCGCCCGTCGAGGAAACGACCGACCTGGCGGCGCGCGGAATTAACTTCCAGCTCTCGGGTGTGCCGGCGGCTTACGTGTCGCTAGCGCTCACCGAGAACTACCAGGGCAAGGAGTGCTCGGTGCTATTTGGGGCGCTCGATGCAACCGGCGCGCTGGTCTCATCGCCGGTTACGATCTTCGCTGGCCGCATGGATATAATGTCCATCAATGACGATGGTCAGGAATCGACGATCATCATGACCGCGGAGAATAAGCTGGTGGACTTCCGCCGGCCACGCGAAGTGCGATACACCCACGAGGAACAGCAAAACCTTTACCCGGTCAGCCCTCCTGATCTTGGCTTGGAATTCGTGAACGCTATCCAGGAAAAACAAATTTACTGGGGCGATGCAAAGCTCGCTGCACCGATCAACGAAGGCGGCGGAGAGACCGAGGTCACCTCTTACATGTGATGCCAGCACGACGCGACAACTGGCCGAATCTCCTGGCGCAATTTATCGAAGCGCGCCGCGAGCAACCTTTCGCCTGGGGCTCGAACGACTGCTGCACGTTTGCAGCGGATTGGGTCGAGATCTGCACGGGCGAGGATCACGCGAAGGCCTGGCGCGGTCGCTACACGTCGGCGCTTGGTGCGGCGCGCGCTCTGGACGAGGCCGGCGGCGTGGAGGCTCTGGTCGATGCGCTCGGTCTGCAACGCATCGCATCGAAGCTGGTCGGCCGCGGCGACATCGTTGCCCAAGAAACCGGGCGCGGGATGACGCTCGGAATTTGTCTCGGCGAGACAACTGTTTTCACAGCTAAGACTGGTCTGATCTTTGGTCCGATTACAAACGTCGAGACAGCTTGGAGAATTTAATATGCCACAAGCCATTTTTACCTCAGCCGCAATCAAGGCAGTTGCATTTTTTGCAGGCGTGCCAACCGGCGCAGTTGCGACCTCAGGGATTTACCTCACCGCTGTCAAAGCGGTTGCGGCGGTTTTGAAATTTGCAGCCTACGCATCGGCATCAATGGCGGCGTCGAAGCTGCTTTCGCCGAAGATGCCAAGCTTTGCCGATTCTTCGCTTTCAAACCGCTCGCAGGCGGTTCGCAATCCAATCTCAGCGCGCACGATTGTTTACGGCAAATGCCGAGTCAGCGGGACCATCGTTTATCTCAGCACGACCGGCACCACAAACGAGTATTTGCATATAGTACTGGCGCTTGCCGGCCACGAGATCCAAGCAATCGACGAGGTTTATTTCAACGACGAGCTCGTGCCGTTGACCGGCAACACGCCGACCGGATTCTACAATGGCGTGGCGCGGATTAACAAGAAGCTCGGCGTGCCGGGCGATACCGCGGATGCGGATCTGATCGCCGATACTGTGAGCCTCACCGAAGGCAAATGGACTACGGCTCACAAGCTATCCGGCATCGCTTACCTCTACGTGCGTCTGACCTGGGACGCGGAGAAATTTCCGTCCGGGATCCCGAACATCAGCGCCGTGATTCGAGGCAAAAAGGTGCTCGATCCTCGCACGAGCACAACCGCCTATTCGGCCAACGCTGCGCTCTGTCTGCGCGACTACCTGACCGACACGACCCTGGGCATGGGAATGACCTCGGCCGAGGTGGACGACACCGCCTTCGGTGTTGCTGCGACGATCTGCGAGGAACAAGTGCGGATCCTGCCACTTTCGCCGGTGGCCAACGAAAACCGCTACGAGGCTAACGGAGTGATCGTGACGAGCGCGAGCCCCGACGAGAACATCGGCAAGCTCTTGTCGGCAATGGGCGGCCTGATCGCCTACACGGGCGGCCGGATCGTGCCGTACGCGTCGGCCTACCGGATCCCAACGGTGACGCTGACCGAGAAGCATTTCGTGGGACCGATTAACGTGCAGACCAAGACGAGCGCCCGAGACCGGGTCAACTCGGTCAAAGGCGTTTACGTTTCTGAGACGAACAACTGGCAGGTCACGGACTTCCCGACCATCAGCTCGACGACTTACGTCAGCCAGGACAACGGGAACGTATTTTTCCGCGACGTGGTGCTGCCGTTCACGACCTCGCCGAGCTGCGCGCAACGCCTCGCGGTGCTCGAGCTACGCCGCGCCAGGGAGGAAATCACGTTCTCCGCGCGCTTCCGGCTCGAGGCGATGCAGGTCCGCGCCGGGGACACGGTCATGATCACCAACGAAAAACTCGGCTGGTCTTCCAAGGTCTTCGAGGTGATGGAGTGGAATTTTGCTGCCGACGGGACGCCTCCGCAGGCGAGTATCGACATGACACTCCGGGAGACGGACTCAGAGATTTACAGCTGGGACGTGAACGAGGAAATCTTCGTCGAGGACTCGCCCAACACGACGCTCCCGGATCCGTTCACCCTGGCGGCGCCGACGAACCTTTCGTTGACGGCTGACGGCACGACCCAACTCGTGCAGGCCGACGGCACGATCTTGCCGCGGATCCGCGTGGGCTGGACGCCGCCGGCCGAGGCTTTTATTCAGTCGAACGGCGAGGTCGTCATCGAATACAAGCCGGCCGCAAGCACAACATACCTGACGTGGAATAGCGTCGAGGGAGCGACGACCGAGGACTACATTTCGTCAGACGTGAAGATCGGGACGAACTACAACGTGCGTCTCTACGGCAAGAGCATTTTCGGCATCACCACGACCTACCTCGCTGGATCGATCACCGTCGCGCAAGACACGACGGCGCCGGCTATTCCGACCGGGCTCAGCGCAGCCATCGGAACCGGCAAGGCGGTCTCGCTGGACTGGAACGACAACACCGAGCCTGACTTTTCGGAGTATGGCATTTATCGAAAAACGTCGGCAGTCACGCCGGCCAACGCGAACACCGACAAGGTCGCCGAAGTGCGCGCGTCGCGATTCGTCGATACGGACGTCAACATCGGCACGACCTATTACTATTGGCTGACCGCATACGACTCCGTCGAGAACGTCAGCGGCTTCACGAGCTACGTGCAGGCCACGCCGTCAGTCATCACGGCCGGCCCGATCGATCCAACGGCGCCAGCTACGCCGAACGCTCCGACCTTAATCAGCACCACGGTCTATCTTGCAACGGACGGGACGAGCCTGGCTCGCGTATCGCTCACGGCTCCACCGTTGCCAACTGGCGCGGTCGCTCTTGACGTGCTTTACCGGCGCAGCGGCGCGAGCGATTTCATTATCGGAAATCAAATCAACTCCTCGGTTTCCTACGCGGTCAGCATCGACGATCTATCTGTCGGCCAAGCCTACGAATTTGCAGCGCGCGGGATTTCGTTCTCGGGATCGCTCTCGGCGGTGTCGAGTCTGCTCAGCCAGACCGCACCGAGCAACACGACGGCGCCGGCGGCTCCGATTCCGCTTTCCCCGGCGCTCTCTCCTGATGTCGAGCCGAGGAAAATTGGAGCGGTGTTCGCTTTTGGGTCGCTTGCACGTTGGCAGGAAAACACGGAGCTCGATTTCGCTTACTACGAGGTCAAGGCGACGTTCACGAACAGTGACGCCGCGGTCGATTACACTTGGGGCAACGCGGAAATCTTCGAGGCGAGTTACGTGTTTTACGATACAACTCTGCAGCCGGGCTTTGTCCGAGTGCGCTCAGTCAACCGGAGCGGAGTCGCGTCGGCCTGGACATCGTTCGGCAACGCAAACCAAATTGGGAACAATTCGCTTGGGATCAATTTTGGCACAACCGGATCCTCGGTCGCTGAGGGCAACGACACACGCATCACCGGAGCAGCGCAGAAAGCTTCGAATCTCTCGGACGTTGCCAGCCCGGCCACGGCTCGAGCGAACCTCGGCATCAACCGCTTTTCACACGTCGAGACCTTCACATCCGTGGGCGCAGCGAGCACAACTTTCACGTTTACGCACTCTCTCGGGACCGTGCAAAACTACGTGCTCGCTCAATGCGTTGACCCGCCGAACAACCTTTTGATCGCGCACGATTACTCGGCCGCCGGGAATACGAGCAACGCCACGGTCTTCAAGGTGGAGACCATCGACGGATCCAACATCAGCGACGGCGGGCGACGATTCACGATCCACTTCGTGCAGTGATTCCGAGTTGAGTCTGTTTTTTCTTCAGACGTAAGCCGTTGACTATCAACGCGCACGGATTGCGTGCGATACTTCGCGCACATTTTTCTTCACATCGCGGGCCGGATGTGTATGGTTTGCTCATCGGAGGGAATTAACCCGACGACAAAACAAAACAAAATGATCACCTCACTGCTCCAAGTTCACGAAGTCGCCGACAAAATGTTCTCAAGCGATTCTGCAATTATTTCGGTCAACATCCAAACCTCTTGGGGATTGGTTACAGCTTTCCGCGACGGAACGGTAAGACTTGCCGCGTGAAATAACCCACCACCGCAAACAACCCCGCTACCTCTTCGGAGGCGCGGGGTTTTCCGGTGCCACCCGACGCGAATTAACGCCGAGGCGCGCAATCAAACATGACATCCCAATCCGCACTCACCCAAGCTCTAGTCCTCGCGATCACCGCGCCCGATCAACAGCGCGCCGACCGCGCAATCGCTCTCGCCGAATCCATCGGCGCAGGCTGCACGGCTCGCCAGATCGCCAACGCCAAACGCAACGCGGCCAAACTTACGAAATGAAATCACTCATCCTTCTCCTGGCGCTCTGCGCTACCTGCCACGCGGCTCCTGCTCCTGGCTTCTGGCGCGCGTTGCACATCGTCGAGACCTCCGGGCGCACCGGGCCAATCGTAGGCGATCAAGGCCGGGCCCTGGGACCGCTCCAGATCCATCGCGGCTACCACCAGGACAGTCGAGTGGCCGGCGACTACTCGCGCCTGGCG